GGATCACCCAGCGCCGACTAGAAAGATCGGCAAGCATGGCCTCATCCCCACAACACCACCCGGCCACCTGAAGGAACCGCCAATAGGCGTCCACGTCAAAGGCCGGTGAGTCCGGTGTCAGGAAATCGGGAGGGGGAGTTTCCTCCAACCGATCTCCGTCATAAAGGACTGAACGGTGTCGGACCTCATTCCAGAGGGCCACGAACTGCTTCTCGCAGCGCCTTTCACCATAGGTGCCGCGCTCGCGCTGAATGCGGATACCCTCCGCGTTCGTTTCAAAGTAGGTCCGGAACCTCAGAGGGGCCTTGAGCTCGCGTGCAGGAACCGCGCGCGTGACTCCAGAGAAGAGCCTCCAGTTGACTAACGGGACATTAGAAAGTGTTGCCCGTCGGACAATCTTGGGGCCCGACTCAAAGACCTCCTCCACGGCTTGACACGTGTAACGGAAAATCGCAGAATTGATAACTGCAATCTCACGTGACACGTATGTCTTGCCGACCGACGCGGAAAATCCCACGAGTCCTACAAGGCTTCGCCAGAGACTGAACATCTCATCGCGATTGCCTTTGACCCGCAATACGTTGTCGTCACCATTAACTAAAAGGGGACAGTCCGAAAGACGCAAATTACGTCTATAGGAAATCTCCAGAAAGTAACGGAGGACGGCCGCATTTACGAGACACAGCACAGGGAAGGATGTTATACTTCCCATGAGCTGGCCTCGCATCTGCGGTTTCACGTCTGTGGGGTCAATAGGATTCACAAGTGGGTTCTTGACGAGATTGTTGCGCATGAGGTCTGCGAAGCGTAGACTCAATAGCTTCTGCTCCACCAAGGCGTCCACGACGGCCTCGGACGCCCAACTGAAAAGTTTATCCGTTGCAGCAGAATAGTCACCTGAAAGTATAAACTCATCATCCTTAAGGGGACGATTAGTCAATGCTTTCGTGAGAATTTCTGATGTAGCGGGTGTACCAATCAGTTGGAACGTCTTGAGGGCTCGGAGATGCCCGTGGAGCCAGCGTTGAACTGGCTTCAAAGCACTCTGCTCAAACGTCTCGCCAAGTGAGATACCACGGATCTTCAACGGCTCTTTCAAGCCAATGAAGCGCACACGCTTATATGGGGCCTGTCTCTCAGCCTCATTAACAAGCATGTCCGTGAAGAGCTCAACTTTTCCTGCGACGTTTCCCGGATCTACCACCTTCTGATCGCGAAACGGGACAGTGCTCGACTGCAAGGTCCGCTGATGTATAGTCGGCGGTTCAAGCAGTCGAG